CACTCTATGCCAAGGGACAGGCCAAGCACGATGACTCCGGGTTTGTCATTGACTAGGGCACAAAATAAAATAAGCTATTGACAAGGGGAACTGCCCTAGCCTATGTTCCCCCTGTCACCTACTCTTAACAAGGACTACAGACAATGGACAAGCAAGATATCAAGGACCTATTCGACAGTCACCTAGGCATGACCCTACGGGAACTCTCGGGGATCACGGGGCGCACTGTCAAGGAACTGCAACGCATACTGATGGAAGAGGAATAGACGCTATGCATAGAAGCAACCCAGCAAAGAGCTATAAGGTGGGCGGGATAACATACCCGCGCCCATCCGGGGCCATCGCTGGCACCCGCCCAGTATCCGACACGCACCTAGACATATCAGAGACCCTGCAAGGCAACCTCCGGGTGTGGCTCACGGCTATACACCCGGAGGCCAGCGCCGAGGTCCTCAGCATATACGCGGAGGAGATAGTGGACCAAGCCTTTGACGCCATCCATGATTTATCCATGGACATTGACGCAACCCCTTACGAGGACTATTGACCATGGCCAAGCGACAGGTGATCCACGTGAACCAGCACATCATCAAGGCAAACCGTAAGACAGGGGAGCGCACACCTCCCCTGACCATGAAGAGCTACACCAAAAACATCAAGGCCACAGAGATAGCCATTGACGGGAAGGCACGGGTAATCTATAGTCCTGATAAGCCGCTCCCCTGTGGCGCGGTGGTTTGGATAGAGACAGACGATGACGCTATTGTAAAGGTACAATGAAATGGAAATGCTAAACCTACAAGACTTCTTCACGGCACAGATAGAAGAGAGAGCCAAGGCCATGAGAAAACGAGAACGCAAGAGACTGGACAAGGTAAACAGGCACATGCCTGCTCGTAATCCCTTGGGCCAATCCCTCTGGAACAAGGGCCACACGGTGGAGGGATCAGGTACAAAATATAACAGGAAGAAATTAAGAAAAGCTGTTGACTTGTACCGAGAGGACCAGATATAAATCTAGAAGCAACAAACAAGGACACCCAAGAATGGACGCAGACAGTAGAGATAGAGACGGGGACAAGAGTAAGGCACTGGTATACAAGGTGGTCACCGCCACAACGCTGGTGATTCCCTTTGACCCAGAAGACCCGGACAAGGTGGACGCCAGTAACGGCATGGTACAAACACCTGACGGGATGGTAATCCCTCTGAAAGATTGCCTAGAATCTCTGATAGACACCGCCATATCCTTTGGCATAGAGTACGATGAACTAACAGGCATGGGTACGCAGGTCCAAGCAGGCACCACAGAGTCCCACGTCGTAGACATACAGGTGCTAGAAAAAAATGATCCAGAGGTGCAATTGGTTATTGACACCTCCACCATCAACCCAGTACAAACAAGCAGAACAATTAACTAAACAAGGAAACAAAACCATGAACGACACAGTACTAAGCTTCCGCTCACCCACTGCACAGACAGCACAAGACCTGTTCTCTGAACACAATGAGACAGAGAAGGCACAGCGTTTCTTATCGCCTGTCTCTGAACAAGACCTGTGGTTTGAGCGTCCCGAACCTTACCACGCCAGTTCTCTGCACGGGAGCAAGCTTACAGGGCTAGAAAGTCACAAGGTTCTGGTAGATACGTGGACAGGTGCCAGCACAGGCGTGGTAGGTAACAAGTACAAGGTCACGCAGATGGTTGACTTCACCAAGGCCACAGAAGAAATGCTACTGGAAGCCCTGCCCAATGACAAGTTCAAGGACATGGAAATCTCTGACAGTATGTCTCACGGGTCAGCTATCAGGTCCCGGAAGTATACCTTCCCCGCATTCTCCAAGCCCATTGAGACACGTAAGCACAGCACAGATGTGGCGCTCACCGTTGCCCTGATCCAGAGCTATGACGGGTCCACCTCCAATGGCTTTGTCACTGGCCTACTGGATTTCTTCTGCACCAACGGCATGATCTCCGGCGACTATACCAAGGGGAACAAGCGCCACACCTCTGGCTTTAACCTCTCCAACTTTATCCTAGATATGGACAAGGTGGTCCGCGATTTCTACAAGGATATCCAACGGTATCAGGTGATGGCCTCCACTGACATCATGGTGACACAGGCAGAGGCCACCATAGAGGCGCTCCCGGGGATGAGCGAGAAGATGCAGAAAAGAATGAAAGATCAATACTTTACAGAGATCAGCACCCGTGGCTCCAACGTCTGGGCCTTGGCATCTGCCCTGACCTTCTACAGTAGCCATAACTCTGAGGAGTTCCCTATCAAGGGGTCTGCCTCTAACGATAACGTAACCAAGTCCCTGCTAGACAGGTCCCGGCGTGTCAACACTTGGATGAACAGCACACCGTTTCAAAGCCTACTCTTAGCAGCTTGACACCTCCACCTAGGCACGTGTATAAACTGCCCACTACTACTACTACCAACCCCAACCAAGGAGGATCATACACCATGATCACCATACGTCCCTTCCACTCTCCTCGCACCGAATGGGTGCGCCGTGCAACTGACCAGAAGTTGGTCAAGTGGGTGGAGAAACCTATCTCCTCCCTCTCCTCTGAACCAGTGACGCAGGTCTCTCCTGTGTCCAAGACAGGGGAGCACTGGCTCCATGACCACTACACGTGGGTGATAGAGGAGGTCAAGGTATGAGTAATCCTAAGAAATACAACTACCAGACCCACGATGAGGTACCAGATATTCTCTGGTCCTACATGGACAGCATCGTAGATGTTGACTACCCTGTCAGGGCCATAGAGATAGAGGATGTAAACAAGTTCCTCAACTTTATAGACGAGGGTCCCGGACTACCTGACGAGGAGCTAGACATACCTGACCCCAGACAATTGGTGTTTGACATATAAGGAATTAACTAGACAGATGTTTAAAAAAACCATACCTTTGTCAGACGTTCTACGAATGACAGACCTAATGAAGGATGTAAGTATTGACAAGTATTCGCAAGAAGAATACAGACAAGTACTTAACGAGATCATGTATATATCTATCACTGACTATGACCTAGAGGAGGTACAGAATGAACATCTTTTTTCTCCATCCTGACCCGCTCACCGCTGCGGAGATGCACTGTGATAAGCACTGCGTCAAGATGATCCTAGAGACAGCGCAGATGTTATGCACTGCTCACAGAGCACTCGACGGTGACGAGAGGGCAGACAAGCTAGGCATGTACAAGACTGCTCACCTCAACCACCCCTCTACCAAGTGGGTCAGGGGATCACTGCTCCAGTACGAGTGGACCTATCACCTGTTCAAGTTCCTGTGCTCTGAGTACACCAGTAGGTACAACAAGGTACACCTGACAGATGCCAAGCTGCGAGAGGTGCTGAAGACACCTCCTAGTCTTATGACGAAGATGGCTGAGTGGTCATCCAACTACGGGAACAAGTACACCCAACCACCACAGTGTATGCCTGATCAGTACAAGGTACCAGATGATGCTGTCAAGGCCTATCGTAACTACTACATAGGGGAGAAAGCAGGCTTTGCTAAGTGGGCTTACTGTTCTACGCCTGACTGGTTTACCACGGGTACAACTACACAGGTGCGACAATATACGGGGTTGACACAGGGTAATTTTGATGATAGTAGCTATGCTACAGGGAGGATATAGAGAAGAATGAAAACCAAAAAGAATAATTCTTCTAATCATCCTCTTGACAATCCTCTGATCGTTCTCTTATACTTTCTTCTCAGTCCTTTCGGGGTACTTATCTTTGTCTTTCTATTAGCTTTACTTTAAGGAGGTACTATGCTAGAAGATATTGAACAAGAAGAAGCACTGGTGACCCACCATCGTTGCCCTTGCGGTAACAGTTCAGATGCCTTTGCTCTGTACCCTGATGGTCACGGCTTCTGTTTCTCTCATGCTTGTAAGAATGAGAAGAAAAGATTTAGTAACAGTGAACTCCCAAAGGAGATGCAAGAGATGTTAGATCAGTACGGAGTAGCCCCCGAGAAGGTAGTAGAAGAAGAAGGCACAGAGGATTTCTCTTCTTCTGTCTCTCTTAACAAGGGCACCTTCACAGATATTAGCAAAAGAAAAATAACTAAAGAGACCTGCAAGCTGTTCAATGTCACTGTCAATGTACAGGACGGGGCAGAACTAGGACACTACTACCCCTACTATGACAAGGAAGGGAACCACGTGGCCAATAAGGTCAGAGGCAGGGCCAAGTCCTTCAAGTGGGAGGGAGCACCAAAAGAAACCATCCTCTTTGGACAGCAGGTCTTTGGGTCTTCCACTGCCAAGGCTGTCACCGTGGTGGAGGGTGAGCTAGATGCGCTCTCCACGTACCAGTTACTAGGCTCACGCTACCCTGTTGTCTCCATCAAGGGCGGGGCAGGGAATGCACTGAAGGACTGCAAGAATAACTATAACTTTCTCAACTCCTTCAAGGAGATTGTAATCTGCTTTGACCGTGACGAGAGCGGTACGCAGGCGGCTAACCAAGTATCCAAGCTGTTCCCCAACAAGAGCAAGGTGGTCACGCTAGACGAGGGCAAGGACCCCTCCGACTACCTGATGGAGAACCGTTCCGCTGACTTCACCCGGAGGTGGTTTGCCTCTGAGAAGTATACCCCTGCCAACATTGTCAGAGGCGAGGACCTACTGGAGCGCCTGCTTAATCAACCCACGCCAGACAGCCTCACGCTCCCGTGGGATGGTCTTCAAGACCTGACCTATGGCATCCGCAAGGGAGAGATGTGGACACTGACCAGTGGCTCTGGCATGGGGAAAACGCAGGTGCTCAGAGAACTTGCCTTCCATATACAACAGCACACCGAGGATAACATTGGTCTTCTCTTTCTGGAGGAACCACTGGAGGACGCTGCCCGGGGAATGATGAGCCTCTCCGCTGGTAAGCCCTTGCACCTGCCCACCACCGAGTACACGCAGGAAGAGTGGGACAATTCCTTTGAGGAAACTCTGGCCACAGGCAGGTATGTGTTCTTTGATTCCTTTGGATCAAACAACATTGACACCATCATAGACACCATCAAATATATGTGCCACGCCTGCGGGTGTAAGTACATTTTCCTAGATCATATCTCTATCCTTGTCAGTGACCAGAGCGCAGGCGATGAGCGAAAGGCACTGGACGAGATAGCAACCAAGCTCAAGACCCTGACCATTGAGCTAGACATATGGCTGGGCATGGTCAGTCACTCCAAGCGCCCCGCTGGTAAGCCACACGAGGAGGGTGGACAGACCTCGCTCTCTGAACTCAGAGGCACCGCTGGCATAGGCCAACTGAGTAACATGGTACTGGGCTTGGAGCGGAACGGGCAGGACCCTGACCTGTACCTGCGTAACGTC